ACATTTCCTTCTTTATCAGTAATTAAAGAACGATAAAATAAGTTATTTTTATTCCATTTCGCATCTACCTCTGGTGTTATTAAATAACAATCCAACCCACAAAACTTATTTGGAACGATATTAAAATTTAGTTCTTCTATTGGAAGTTTTATTTTCATTTTAAAAATATACTATAATTTTATAGTAACATCAACCAAAAATAAAATAAGGAGACTCCTAGAAATATAATAAAACATAAAATTAATTTAGTTTTAGTTTTCATTTAACTTTTTCTTATATCTAAAGTTTCTCCATTTGGTTCTATGTTTCATAATCCAATCGATTAAAGCTGTATCAAACCCTATATCATAACCTCTTTTTTCACTTTCAATCCATTTATGTTTTAAAATCTCTTCTCTTTCTTCTATAAACTCTTTATATATAGAAGAACTCATGAAAAAACATGGTGTGGCTGTTAAAGCTATCATATATAATATTTACTTTTTATTTAAAAATAAAATATAAATCTTTATTTATATTCCCATAATTCATTAATACCAAGAAGTTTAGATACACATCCGTTTACTCTTTCCGTCCAACTAGAATGGAAGTGTCCATATATATGTAATTCTGGTTGACATATTTTAAAAATCTCATCCATTACTGCTCGTTCATTTGTAAGATCTTCTAATAGGTAAGCATCTTCTCTAGCCCAACCATAAACCATTTCATTAAATTTTTGAGGAAAGCAATGTGATGGTGCAGTGTGAGTTACGAGAATGTCTACTTTTTGACAGGCTTCTCTATTAAAAATAACACCCTCATCTTCCCAATAAGAAATTCCTTCCTTTCTCCCAGTTCTATCTATAGAGATTGCACCACCAATAAATTGTATGGTTTTACCTCTATATTCTGATATAGTATAATCCTCAAGTAATTCAAAATTACTTAATACTATAGGATTTTCTTTTTGAAAGTAGATTGGATCACTATGGTTTCCTCTGATACTTTTATATTCAATATTGTGTTTTTTGAATAAATTATTTAAGTTTTCAAATTGTAATAATTGTTTATCTTCTGGAAGAAATCCTTCACCACCATCACCAACACAGATGATATAACAATCACTTATTTTTTTATCTCTAATAATATCAAACAGCATGTTCCATGCTCCATGATGATCCCCTAAAAATAAAATAAATTTGTTTGAGTCTAATTTTTTAGTGTTCATATTTTTAATTTAAAAATAATTCCCATTCTTTTATATTTTCTAGATTTCTGATATAAAAAGAAACTGGCATTACTCTAGGTGCGGATGGTTTTTTCAGTAATTTTAATCCTGCTTGTTCAGGTGTTCTATCTGCCTTTAATGCATTTATTTGTTTATGTGCTAGGACACAATTTTCCCATGATGTTTTTCCTCCTTGAGATTTTGGAACAACATGATCTATATTTCCATTGGTTTTATTTAATTTCTTACCAGTATATTGACAAGTAAAGTTATCTCGTTCCCAAAGATTCTTTTGAGTAAATTTGATAGTTTGTCTAGGAATTTTATCATTATAATTTAAAACAATAACATTTGGAATTTTAATATGACCATTGATAGTTCTAACAAAATCGTCTTTGTCCTTTATATCTAATTTAATCCATTCATTCCATTCCAATGATAAAAATTTATCATCTTCTATTAATAAACCTTTAGCATTATCAGAATACATTAAAGAAAAAGAATTTCTTGCTGTAGTAGTATTAATTGGTATCCAGTTTTTATTTAAAATTAAAACGTGTTTTTTAAAAATTGTCTTCATTCGACTTATATGGTTCTTCAATTACAACATAGTATGTTCCTGCAATCTCTTCTATTTTCGAAGTACTTCCCGTTGGTAGGGTATTCTTCTCAAATGCTTGATATACAATATCCCATGCTTTTGAAAATTGTTTTTCTTTAATAGTCTTTTCTATTCTTTTTTTAAATCTTTGTGGAATTTTAAACCTTTTTTCAGGTTTCCAATATTCGGTAATATTATCTAATATTCTTGGTGGTTCAACATCAGAAAACTTAGTTGGACCATTCCCACTTACATCACATATTCTACGATAACCATCGTTTCTTTCATAATGAAGATATTGATCAATAACTTTTTTAATTTCCCATGCAATTGTACCTTCTCTCATCTCTTTTGTATTTCCAACACCGAAAGAAGAATTTGGATGATCCAAATTTGGAAAAGTTTTCTTTTTTTTCCATTCATCTGATTCTTTTATTATAGAACCACTTTCATCATATTCGTTATTATATTGATCATAAAATCCTCCATGACCATCATATCTTCTTTCTGGTAAAGAGGGGAACATAACATATCTAATATGTCTGTGGATAGCCTGGCTTTCATCCCAGTCAATATACCTATCCCAATAGGCTTCACTCATTGCCATATCAACCTGACCGGAACGAAGGCGAGAAAAAACTTCTAACGCAGTTATTAAAACTGGAAGATGATCATAATCAAATTCTATTTTAACCTTCTTTGATTTTGTTTTTTTCATTGTTTATATGTTTTCTATTAAAAGTATCAAGTTTAAAATGAATCTTTGCTATATTATATATAGAACTAGTTTGCATTGCTGACCCCAGCTGTACATTATAATTCTTGTATGCGTGGACATCACCCAACTCATAATATTGTTTATATAAAGACCTGGCTCTTCTTTTTTGAGAAATAACATCCTTACCCAAAAAAATAACAAACGCTTCTATTGGATTGTTCCAATTTTTAAAAATTTTCATTAACTATAGTATGAACTGTTTTTTTCATACAGTCAACTCTTTTTTGAAAATTTTCTTTTGATGGTGTTTCTCTATTAAAAAATCAAATAACATATTAATTATTTACGTATATTCATCCAAGTCCACAAGATGAGATGCCATTTGTTTTGAAACTATTTGTATTGAACTAGGGTCATAAACACAAACTTCTAAAATATTTGTTTTATCATAATTATATACTATAATAGAATCATATCCTTCAGATGTTATTAATTGAGTTAATTTTTTTGCCAAATCAGCAGAATTACCTGCATTCTTCTCTCCATCTATACAATCATATTTTTCCCATAAAGAATCTACAGACTCGTTCCATTTTAATGGATTTTTGAAATCCAATCTGCATTTATATAAATTAGGACCATAATTTCTAGCCGTATCTGGATTAGGTGAAAAATAAAAACCATATCCATAATATCCATAATCAGTTCTCCTCATTATCTTTGATGAAAATGAATTAAAAACATTATCAGACCCATGATAATAGATTTCAGAACTACTCTCAAAAAACAACTTAAAATTCATTAAACTATTTATTCTAAAAAATTCAACTAAAACCCAAAACCCAATACAGTAAATGCATCCATTCTTATTTCGTTCCCAAAATAGTCATAAGATGGATTTAATTTTCCACTAATATGTAATTCCCATTTTTTATGTCTTGGTTCATATATTTTTATATTATATTCAAATAATAAACTCGTATTCAAACTTTCTGAATTAGATTTAGAATAATTTGTTTCTCCACTAACCTTGGTTAATTCAAAACCAAAGGCTTCAAAGTTTAATATTAAAAACAGTAAGATTATTTTTTTAAACATAATCATTTATAATATAAATCTTCTCCATCATCAAGTATTAATCTATCCTTTAACCAAGCATATAAAGCCCAATGATAATATGTATAATTTGGATCTCCTTCATAATGAAAAAACGCATGACCCAAATCATATTCAATTTGTTTCATAACTTTCTTTTTAATTCCTTTTGGTGCTCTACTTTCCAACATCCAAGAATCCAAAAATACTTTACAATCCATTCCAAAATCCCAAGAAAAATATGCTACATGATTGTGACGATCCACATGATAGATATCAATATAAATTGGTTCTTTACATTTAATTATTCCAAGTTCATAAATTGTTTCTGGTATTTTAAGTTTCATTTGATGAAATAAATTTTTAAAAATCTAGAAGATCAGCATCTTCTTCATGTAAGACTATACCATCTTTAGTTATATACATACCATCTGTCATATACAAGATTTTTCTATCGTCATTAAAATGAATACCTTTAACAAAGTATTGTTCATATAAAAAAAGGTTTGAATCTTTATCATTGTCATCATCATGTTGTTTTAAGATTTCATTCCATCGTTCTTCTGCTTTTTTATTTTTTGGTTTCCATTTATACATATAAGTTATATTAAAGTTTTTTATAAAAAAAGTAAAGAAAAAAATAAACCCCTTTCAGGTTGGTAGCCCAAAAGGGGTTTGGTTCGACTCCGCAGGGAAAAATAAAAAATATATTTGAACTCTTGATTTTGATTGATTAATTATAAGTATTAATATGATTAATATCACAAATTTCAAAAGACCTCAAGAATTTATAGAAAAAAATTGTTTAACTTGTAATAATTTATTTAAAATATCTAAACATAGTAAAAAAGAAAATTTAAAAAAATTCTGTAATAGTTCATGTAGTGCGAAATTTAATAATAAAAAAAGAATTATAACGGAAAATCATAAAAATAATGTTCGCAATAGCATGTTAAAAAAATACAACAAAAAATATTGTGTTATATGTAATAATGAGATTCTTTTAAAAAGACGTAGAAAAACTTGTTCATCTAATTGTTTATATAAATTAAAACAATTAAATCCTATGCCAAAATGTAGTGGTGGTTATAGAATAGGATCAGGTAGAAGTAAACACGGTTTTTATAAAGGAATATATTGTGGTTCAACTTATGAATTATGTTGGATTATCTATAATTTAGATCATGGTATAAAATTTAAAAGATTTCCTACTTTTTTAGAGAAAGATGGTATAAAATATTATCCCGATTTTTTATTAGATGATGAAAAAACAATAATAGAAACTAAAGGATATGAATCAGAAGAATCGGTTTCAAAAAAAACAAAAGTAGCAGAGAGTTTTGGTTATATAGTTAAAGTATTAAGAAAAAAAGATTTAAAATATATTTTTGATTACGTTAAAGAAAAATACAATACTTCAAATTTTGCATCTTTATATGATGCATATAAACCAAAATATGATTATGTTTGCACTAAATGCAATACTTCTTTTTCAAAAGATATAAAGTTAAAAACTAAAAACGTTTTTTGTTCAGTAAAATGTTGTATTTCTTTTATAAGAACAAAAAAATGGCACGGCTGACGGGTGCTGCCCCCGCTTTCTTCTCCTTGAAAGGGAGACGAGTCTGCTGTTTCTCTTCAGCCGCAATTAAATGAGCCTTCGGTCGGCATCGAACCGACAAAGGATATTACTCCATACCCGATTACAAATCGGGGCCAATAGCCAATTCTGGTCACGAAGGCATACTAAAAATTTGCGGAATGAGAGAATCGAACTCTCAACTAAAGTTTGGAAAACTCCCGTTTTACCATTAAACTAATTCCGCTTAAATGCTGTCCCACAAGGACTCGAACCTTGAACTTAGGCATTAACAGTGCCTCACTCTACCATTGAGTTATAGGACAATAAAATGGTGGGCAGTGCTGGACTCGAACCAGCGAACTCCGAAGAGAGGAGATTTACAGTCTCCGGCAATTGCCGCTATGCGAACTACCCAAAAATTAGCGGGGGTGGGAATCGAACCCACCTAAAGATGCTTATGAGACACCCCAATTCCCAGAATTGTACCCCGCAATAAAAACTTCGTTTGATGAATGGCTGTGAATACTCTCGAAACACCTTATTAAGCACCATCTCATTTTCGAGGCAATGATCTACAAATAATTTTGTAGACACCAAACAAATTGTTTAGATTATGTGCAATAGTTCTAGTCACACTTGAACTATTCAACATATTCTAATCAAATGGTGGAGATGACGGCATACGATAGCCGTGTCCAATGAACTTTCATTTCACAATTCTTCACATGTTTGGATATTTTCGATATTATAAGGATATCATAGTATATCTACTTTCCTACAAATAGTAACGACATTTGTTATCGTGGATAATTTTATATTACATTGAAGCTACCCGACAACCCAAAACCCTCTGCGATTCAAAACGGAGTTAGAGGATTACCGTTAGGCTTTTAGGCGGCGAGAGCGTAAGACTCTTCTTCAATGCCACCGAGAAACTCGTCAGCGTTGTTGAAGATGTATTCAGCTTCGGCTAAAAGATCAGACATATCATCGTCTGCATTTAGTTTTCAATCGATTTTTTAGAAGGCCATCGATTAACCTTCACATGCATTGTGGAATTAGAATCCAAAGTCGAATCCTTTCATCCCCATAAATTTTTCAAAGATCAGTTATTCGATATGTCGAATATTTATTGTGTATTAAACTTACCACCGAATAATGGATTTGTCAATCAATTTTGCTGTAAACTTGATCTTTTTTTATTTAATTAAATTCCAAATTCCATTCTGGTAATTGAGGAAGGTCACACTTCTTCCAGTATCCAAGATAACCTTCTCTACCGCTTAACCGTTTACTATGTTTTGGGTCATATGGTTTTATGTACCACATCATACCTTTATATGGAGAAATAAACGTCTCTCCCATTTTGTGAACAACGGGAACACAGTGTAATTCTTTTTGCGCTGGTTTATCTAAAATTGCTCCATATGTCACATCACCATAA